TTAATAAGGAATCACCATGGCACTAATCTCTCCCGGCGTAGAAGTCACAGTTATCGACGAGTCGAGCTATCTTCCTGCAGCCACTAACTCTGTACCCTACATTCTGCTTGCTACTGCTCAGGACAAGATTTCCGGTACAGGCGCAACTGTTGCACCAGGTACTTTGGCAGCAAACGCTGGCAAAGTATATTTAATCACTAGCCAGCGCGACTTAGCTAGCCAATTTGGTAATCCATTCTTTTACAAGACCAGTAATGGTACTCCAATCAACGGATACGAGCTGAACGAATACGGCTTGTTGGCAGCACACTCAGTGTTGGGTGTCAGCAACCGTGCTTATATTCAACGTGCCAACATTGACCTTTCTGCGCTGACAGCCAGCCTAGTGCGCCCAACAGGTGCTCCTGACAACGGTACATACTGGTTAGATACCAGTGTTACACAATGGGGTATCAATCAGTGGAACTCAGTCACCAATACATTTGGTGTGATCACACCAATTGTGATCACCGACACTGCTGATCTAGATGGCGGCATTCCTGCTGCCAGTATAGGTTCTATTGGCAGCTATGCTGTAGTAGCCACCAACAGCAGCAATCCAGTGTATTTTAAAAACTTCACTAACGACTGGGTTCTAGTGGGCTCAGACGAGTGGAAGTTATCGTGGGCCACTGTACAGGGTACAGAAAGTGTGACTGGTAATGCACTGACAATCGGAAATAACCTGATCATCAACGGTACAACCATTACTTTAACTGGTCAAACACTGGCTGCACTGGTAACACAAATTAACAACGCTGCTATCACTGGTATTCACGCCAGTGCTGACAGCAGCAACCGTTTCCAACTAGAGTGCGACAGCACAGCTGAAGCTGATGGTTCGTCAGGCGACGGTGGCATCATCAACATTGACCCAACAAGTACAGCTGGCCTATTGACCACACTAGGTGTCACAGCTAAAACATACTATGGTCCAGCCTTGCAGCAGAGCCCCAGCTACACAGTTCCACGTTGGAGAAGCACTGACGACCAACCAAGACCCATTGGATCTGTTTGGAACAAGACAAATGCTGTGAACTTGGGAACCAACATCAGTATCAAGGAATACAGCACAAACTTGGCAACATTTGTTCCAAAACTGGCTCCAGTTTATCAGAACGATCAAAGTGCCAATGCTGGACTAGATCCCGCAGGTGGTGGCCGTAATATCACTGCTGGAACCTTGTACACACAGTACAACGTGAGCCCAGAAGACAACGGCGCCAGCGGATGGAACAACACATTTACTCTCAAGGTGTTTGAGCGTCTCACACAAGATGCAACCATTATCACCGGTGACGACACTACTCCTTCGTTTACAAACGGCGAGCAGTTTACAATCCAAACCAGCACAGCTGGTAGCACAGTATTGACCACAGCTGTCACAGTTACTATTGGTGGTACAGGTACTGCTGCTGACTTTGTTGCTGCCGTTTCGGCTGCCAACGTGGCCAACGTCAGTGCCAGCGTCAATGCTGCTGGTGCCATTGTGTTTACACAAAGCCGCGGTGGAGTTATTGTAGTAAAAGACACAACAGGTACTCCTATTGCTGATGCTGGTATCAATACTTCGGTAGAAGGTGTTCGGTTGGCTGGTGAAGATGCAGGATTGATCTTGTCAAACTGGGTAGCACTTGACTACACAGCCAGTGCTTTAGCACCAGACCAAGATCCTGCCAGCGGTACATACTGGTATTATTCAGCCACAAACCAAGCTGACATTATGATTAACAATGGTACTTCTTGGGTTGGCTATCAGACACTCAACAATGATGTGCGCGGTTACAACCTAACAGTTACAGACCCAGCAGGTCCTATTGTGTCAGTTACAGCACCTATACAACAAAGCGATGCCACACCATTAGTCTACGGCGATCTATGGTTGGATACCAGCAATTTGGAAATTTATCCTGTGCTGAATCGTTGGGAATCAGTTGACGGTGTAGATCAGTGGGTCCAAATCGACAACACAGATCAAACCACTGAAAATGGTATCTTGTTTGCTGATGCACGTTGGGCTCCAAACGGCACAACTGATCCTGTCACAGCCAATCTGCCCACTATTGTGAGCTTGCTGGTCAGCAGCTACGTAGACATCGATCGCCCTGACCCGTCTGTTTATCCAGCCGGAACACTGCTGTGGAATACACGTCGTTCAGGTTTCAACGTGAAAACATTCCAAGCTGATTATTTCAACGCAACTGATTTCCCAGTAGCTGCGTATGACAATACCACAGCTTATGTTACCAACAACAAGGTTCTTTACAACGGTGTGATTTATGTTGCTATTGCTTCGGGTACAGGTAACTTGCCAACCAATACTGCATTTTGGTCAGTGCTGGAAACAAATGCCTGGGTCAACGCCAGCGGCAACCGTGCAGATGGTTCGCCATACATGGGACGCCTGGCTGTACGTGAAATTGTTGTAGCAGCACTGAAGTCAGCAATTGACACACAAGACGCCCTGCGCGAAGAACAAAATCAATTCAACTTGTTGGCTTGCCCACAGTATCCAGAACTGATTACTAACATGGTTGCACTCAACAACGAGCGCAGCAACACAGGATTTATTGTTGGTGATACACCATTGCGCCTGGATGCTTCTGGTACAAGTTTAGCAGCGTATGCAACAAATACTGATGTGTTTGCTGAAGATGCTGTTACAGTAACAGACCAATATGTTGGTTTGTTCTACCCCAGTTGCCAGACAGTTGACTTAACAGGCAGTCCAGTTGTTCAACCACCAAGCCACATGATGTTGCGTACAATTGTACGCAGTGACGAAATTGCTTTCCCATGGTTGGCACCAGCTGGTACACGACGTGGCTTGATTGACAACGCTGATGCTATTGGCTATGTCAATGCACAAACAGGCGAGTTCATAACTATTGCCACAGGCCAAGGTGTACGTGATGTCTTGTATGAAAACAAGATCAACCCAATCACATTCATCCCGGGTTCGGGCATTGTCAACTATGGTAACAAGACAATTGCTCCTAGCCCAAGTGCATTGGATCGCATCAACGTAGCACGTTTGGTTGCATTTATTCGTGGACGTTTGAACGAGATTGGCAAGACATTTGTGTTTGAACCAAACGATCAAATCACACGTAACGAAATCACCAATGCCATCACAGGCTTGATGATAGATTTGGTTAACAAGCGTGGTATCTACGACTACTTGGTGGTCTGTGATCTAAGCAACAACACACCAGCACGTATTGATCGCAACGAACTGTATGTTGATATCGCAATTGAACCTGTCAAGGCAGTTGAATTCATCTACATTCCAGTTCGCATCAAGAACACAGGTGAAATTGCTGCTGGCAACACAGCTAGTTCTGCTGTGGTATAAACCAGCGGGTGTAAGACAAAAATGGGGCTCAAAATGGCCCCATTTTTTTGGTCGCGAAGATCATAAATAATTGCATATAGGAGATACACAATGGCCGTTTCATCACTAACTAGAATGACAGTGCCTTTGGCGAGCGATCAAAGCAACCCAAACCAAGGTCTGTTAATGCCCAAACTCAAATATCGCTTTAGAGTGACATTTGAAAACTTTGGTGTTTCAACACCGCGTACAGAATTAACCAAACAAGTCATGGACTTTACTCGTCCAACAGCCACGTTTGAAGAAATCACAATTGACTTGTACAACAGCAAGATGTACTTGGCTGGTAAAGCCGCCTGGGAAACAATCACCATCAACCTGCGTGATGATGCAGGCGGTCAGGTTCAGCGTCTAGTTGGCGAACAGCTACAGAAGCAAATGGACTTTATGGAACAGGCATCAGCCAGTTCAGGTATTGACTATAAGTTTGTGACCAAGTGCGAAATCCTTGACGGCGGCAACGGCGTTAGCGTTCCCACTGTGCTAGAAACATGGGAAATGTACGGCTGCTTCTTGACCAGCGCCAATTACGGTGAGTTGAACTACGGCACAAGCGAAGCTGTTACTATTGCCTTGACCATGCGTTTTGACAATGCTCTGCAGACTCCGTTGGGATCAGGCGTTGGTACACCAGTTGGCCGCACACGTGGCGACGTAGTAACTGGCCCAACATCAGGTATTGGACTGTAATACAGCACAATGGCATTTGGTCAAGGCGTAAACCTATATCGCAACAACAACGACGAAACCCTTAGAGACTATACACATGCCTCTAAGGCGTTTCGCACCAACGGATATGCCAATGCACCACGTCTGAAATTTTTATTTCACACGTACTTCACTATAAACACTGCCAATATACCACCACTACAGAGCATATACGGTGCCGGACAACTGAGTACCATTGGTGTACTAGTTAAATCAATACAGCTTCCGCAATTCAAGATCTCAACTGAAACCTTAAATCAATACAATCGCAAACGAGTTGTGCAGAAAAGGATCGACTACGAACCGGTGCAGATAGAATTTCACGATGACGGCGGCGATCTTATTCGCAGCATGTGGTACAATTACTTCTCCTATTACTACAAAGACCCCAGCCAAAAGTACGGAAACACTCCCAACACCAATGGCACAGAAGGCCGAAGTCAAAATAATGCAGCTGGTTTCAGTTACAACAATCGCGACATTTACGAAAACAATCGTTCAGTCAACGACTGGGGTTACGTAGGCGAAAGCTACAGTGACGGAACCAACAGTGCCAGCGGCAAACCGCCATTCTTCCGCGACATACGCATTTACGGTTTTGATCAGCACAAGTTTGTTGAATATGTGTTGGTCAATCCTCTAATCTCTGCTTGGAATCACGACACTTACGAATACAGTTCCAATGACGGCATCATGAAAAACACCATGACTGTACAGTATGAAACTGTAAAATATTATTCAGGTGCCATCGGCGCTGGCCGTTCTGACATCAATGTACAGGGTTTTGCAGATCCGGCTTTATACGATGTACGCCCTAGTTTCTTGGGTGCAGCAGGATCCACCAGTACCATAACAGGACAAGGCAGCCAACTGCAAGTGGGACAAGGACAAATACAAGATTTACAAGCAGGC